CATGTGCTTCTTCTGCTTCACCGCACGCAATGATTTGCTGAACGGTCTCAGGCGACAGAGCAGATCGAAAAAGTTGCCACAGGTCTCTCACGGTTTGACTGGCCATGTAACATTGACCCAATCAGTCCAATCAAAATCAGTGTCATTATAGCGAAGCGTTGCGTTAGGACTGTTTGCAGGCAAATCCCGCAAGGCTTGCCGGTAGTTAATTTGTTCGGTGGTCATAGACGGTGTGTCTTGCAAGGCCCAATGATCTGTTTCAGCCAATAGTTCATCGCGCCTAGCTCTTAGCGCAGTCATGCCATCAGAACCTGAGAAATCATCAGGCCGGACATAGTCTTGAACAGCACCAAACTCGCCAGCAACGGCTCTTGCAAACAGATCATGGATGTGGGGCAGATCACCAGACGCAACTAATGTGCAGGGCGACCAAGTTTCATATTCGACATGGTCAAAGTTGACATCTAAATCCATGATAGTGTTTGCCGAATCCAGCCATCTTGGATTTTGCGCAGCCGACCAAGTGATATCTGACATGATGAATCTTTCCTATGAGATGCGGACAAACAATCCAATAGTAGGTGGTGTGTTCCCAAACATTGGGGCAGTACCCATTTGGAGCATCCGACGCCATGTACCGGAATGACCTTGGTTTCCGTGGTTCTGATTACTTAGTATGCCTTGCACTCGCCTTACATTACCGCCGGGTTGAGTGCCGCCGGGGTTTCCACCGTTATGATTGTTTCTGGCAACGGTATAAGTGCCAACCTGTTGGAAGCCTGTATTGGTGGGGCCAGCAGGACCGGGGTTGCCTGTTGGGCCACGGTTACCTTGGTTGCCTTGGTTACCTTGGTTGCCTTGATTGCCTTGTGGGCCAGTAGGCCCTGTAGGCCCTGTAGGGCCGGGGCTTCCGTTACTGCCCGCTGGGCCTGTCGGACCGACTGCGCCATTACTACCGGCAGGCCCCGTTGGACCTGTCGGGCCAACTATTGCAGCATTGGTGATTGTTGCTTTGCGGATAACGCCAGCAGATGCGTCAAAGATCAAAACCTCATCGGCACCTACGACAGCGGTTTCAGCCGTTGCGTTAGTGATATCCAGCTGGGATGCAGCAACTTTACCGTTGTCATCCACAACCGTTGTTGAACCTACTTTGAAAGCCATCAGATTGTTCCCTCAGAAATGATATCGCCAGTAACAGTAAGATTGCCGGAGCTATCTACTTTCATCTTTGCCGTTCCGGCGTAGCTAAAAATGAGGTTGTTGCTGGTTACAGTGACCGACCAGTCATTCGATCCATTATCCAGAGCAATCGTGTTTGCTGTGAGCGTGTCGTCCACATCAACAGCACCAGTAAAGCTTGCGCCAGACAAAGCAGCAAAGCCGGAGCCAGCAGTAACGCCAGCTTCAAACGTTGAACCTGTAAACACCTTCAATGTGTTAGAAGTCGTGTTGTAGAACAGGTCGCCTTCATCGTTATTTGAGGTGGGGTCTGTAGCCCCGATCCGGTATTTGTCAGCAAAATCGTTGATAGACGAGAGGTTCGTGGCGACGGTGTTCACACTCGAAATCGAACCGGCAACGGTTGTGATGTTGCTGTTTGCACCGGCGACCGTCGTAATATTCGCGTTGTTTGAAGCGGCAGTCGTAACATCCGATGCGATGCCAGCTAGTGTTGACACATTGGACGAGATGCCAGCAACCGTCGTGGTGTTGGCAGAGATACCGGCAACAGTTGTTACATCTGCACTGATACCAGCGACGGTCGAAATATTAGACCCAATCGCGCCAAGAGTATTCATGTCTGCAACAGCTTGAGTTGTGCCTAAGATAGCCAAGTCAGCTACAGCTGCAGCTGTACCAAGCCTGCCAATCTCAGTCGCCTTGGCAGCAACAGCGCCAATATCAGTCGCATCACCGGCCACAGCAGTCACATCAGATGCAATGCCAGCCACTGATGTAATGTTCGAAGAAATACCGGCTGCAGTTGTGATGTTCGAACTGATTGCAGCAAGCGTGTTCATATCGCTTACAGCATCTGTTGTGCCAAGCAAGGCCAGATCAGCTACCGCATCTGCAGTACCAAGACGCCCAATCTCAGTTGCCTTTGCGGCTACAGCACCAATGTCAGTTGCATCAGCTGCGACAGACGAAACAGCAGATGAGATACCAGACACAGTTGTAATATCAGAACTGATGCCAGCAAGAGTCGTTATGTTTGAGTTGGCACCGGCTACTGTTGAGATATTCGAATTGTTACCGGCGACAGTTGTTACATTGCTTGAAATACCGGCGACCGTTGTGACATTCCCTGCGATACCAGATACGGTCGAAACATTCGACGAAATACCCGCTACAGTTTGGATAGCATTGGTGGCACTGGTGCCATCTTCAATGTCAGCCAGCGTGGCAATATCAGCTGCTGTTGCTGATACAGTCTGAACATCAGATGTACTTGGGCCAGCTTCGACAGCACCAGTAGACGCATTGAACGCCAGTGTCTTGCCTTTGCGTGTGTTCACATCAGGCAAGGTCAGATTCGCTGCAGCATCGAAATCAGTCAGACGAAGCGAGCGATCAATGCCATCCTGCAAATCTGCAGCAATGGCAGTAAAGCGATCAAGCTCAGTATTCAGCGATGCAATGTTAAACGGACCAGATGTTTGAAAGTCTGTCGTACGCTCATGATCGATAGAGCGTGTGATAACCACCTTGCTGCCGCCAGAGGCACCAGTAACCGACATAGTGATAGCGCCAGTAGAACCACTGCCGCCACTAGCAAGAGTGTAGTGTGTAGTCTTTGTTTTCTGCGTGCCGTCAACATAAACATTGAGATCATCAAGATCGAAGAACTCAAACGGGACAGTAAATGATGTCTGCGTTACCCCAGCAGATACATCATAACTGATACGCGGATCATTGTTTGAAAGACTAATAGTCATACTTGCCTCTTATCATGCAGTAATGCAGCACGCCACGCACATTACTGGAACCAATCCTGTGCAAAAGATATCAACGGCGTTGTCGGGCTGTTGTACCCAAACTGCTTTGCCGCCTCTGTTTCATCACCATCAAAATATTCTTTGGCTGCTTTGAGCCATGCCCAGATCATGCCCGGTCCTGCGCCAAGCGGCTCAGTAATCACATCGTCAATCTCTGGATGGTACTTGGGACGAAGAAGAGTATCATCCGGGTTCATCATGCCAGTGCCAATGGCTGCATGAGTTGCGATATATGCAAGCTCGCCATAGACGCCAAACAAGCCAGACGCATCAATCGAACGCTGCAATATCTCGGCATTGCTTCGATCTTCGAACCACCAGTCCTGCCCAAACTTCTTGAGCCTGAGAGATGTATAGCCAAGACCAAGCAAGGCCATAGCACCAACAAGACGGTGCTGCTTCATGGGATCAAGCATGCCAGCTGTAATGCGATTGGTGGCACCAAGCATGAAGTTGAAGAACTGGAACGGGAATGTCATCAGCTGCGTTTCAAGGCGCACAACCTTGATGCTCTTGCTTGACGCGCGCTCATCAATCTTCAAGCCGATACGATCCATCCATGGGCGATGCCGGGTGTAAATCACACCGTCCATAACACGCGGCTTATCAAAGGTAGTTGCGTGCAGGATCGTGTTGCTGATCCCGATGTTCATGGCTGTGTCCCACTTCAAAAGAAGCTCTCGCTCTTTTGGTGAAGAAGCTGGCCATTGTTCACGATTTGCAAAGATATACCGATCACCCATCTCATGCGGGTAACTGGCAATGATGCGCGCATCCTGTTCTGTCAGCCCGTGACGCAGCAGATACTGGCGATCAACTTCTTTTACATTGTTATCAGCAATACCTTTGATGATGCGCATGAAGTCATGTGAGCGATACACACCATCAACAGTCTTAAAGTAATAGGTCAGCGCACCAAGGCCGTTACCCAGCACCGGGATATTGTAGTAAGCACGCTCAATCGGATCGAAGAAGCGTTGCTGCATGTTGGGATTGATGCCCTCAATATTGTCAGCAACGATACGCCGCTGCACCATGCCGCTCGCCAGTTCCTGCGCTTCACCAGTAAATATTACGTTCTTCTTGGCTTGCTGCATCAGGCCCTTGTCTAGCTCGCTCTTGAACGAGAAGAACATCTGACCCGGCCCACGCTCCATCACGATGTTGCCAATGTCAGTCACAGAAGCCAGCGCAGCTGTATCAAGATAAGACATGCCAGCAACAGCTTTGATGGCAGCGCCAGCCTGCGCATCAAGTCGATCAGGAGATTTGTTGTACTCCCCCATGGTGCGCTCATAGTCGAACAGGAAGTCCTGCCTCAGTCCCTGGATTTTCTTTTCAGAGAAGCCAGCAGCGCGCATGTCAGCTTCGTGATCGTCTAGTATCTCATCAATAGAACGATGACCGAAATTGCGCACAAATTCCATGCGACGACCAACACGAGTTGCATAAGAATGAAGGACGCGAGGCTCTTTGATGATGAAGTCAGCAATGAGATGCTCCGGTATATCAATCATACGGTGACGCAGGTGCTTGCCCTTGGGCGGGCCTTCGGCAAGATCAAGATGAGTAATCGGATCGCCCTCTTCCAAGATGGCGTTTACTGCATCTTCTGCGATTTGCTCTGGTGACTTGCTTCTAGCTGGTACGAACTTGTCCTCGACAGGGTCCCAGACCACCTTCATCGGGTGCGTCCTGATCCAGTCAGCAAAGACACGAACAAGCTCTGCACGCTTGCCCTCATCCTTGAGAAGCATCGCTTTGTTGTAATAGATCGGGAACTGATACCGCTCTTCAAAACCCTGCTTGATGATCTCATCAAGGAAGTCGGCCAGCTTTTCCTTGCCTTGTTCACGCGCTTCAATGGCACGCTCGCGGATGCGCTCTGGGGTGTTGAGCAAGCCAACATCCTGCAGATCAAGCTGATAGTTCTTGAAGAAGGTATCCAACTCTTTGACAGCCTGCTGGTTCTGAGGCGAAAGCTCAGACAGATCAAGACGCCCACCAGCATGTGCAAGCTTGGAATCAACAATGGTTTCGAACCACTGCTCAAAGGTCTGCTTCTGCTCGGTGCGAGCTACGATGTTATCGGTATTGTATCCAAGTACCTTGGTAGTCAGGTTGCGCCCAAGCTGATCTTGCGCCCAAAGGTTTTCGAGAACGCGCAAAGTAGCTGATGACCTGCCCATGTGAGTGTCAGCGCGGCGTGCTACAGACTGGTGCTGGTTTCTTCCTGACTCAACGCCAGTTGTGCGGAACATATCGACGCCAGCAAGCAGGTGATAATCCCGCTTCATGGTATCTAGACCGTCTTTCATAATGCGCTTGCCGGGCGTACTGAGCATGCGGTAAGCGGCAGAATTTACAAATGGGGTGTCAGCAAGATCAGCCTGTGATGCCATACGCTCATAGGCCATCTTGTTGGTCTTGTTAACATACGCAATGTTGCGTGCCTTGCTTGGCCTGCCCTTGCCCCTGCTGACCTCGTCACGCACCTGCGCACGGATAATCTGGAAGTCAGTCCATTCTTGCGGTGTCAGGAAATCCTTTTCTCTGAATGGTTCTGCGCCTTCTATCTCAGGCTTTACCCATGGCCTCTGATCGAACTCAATGCTTGCTGCGTTTTCATCGATCTTGATCTTCTTGCCGTTGAATACAACAGCCGGGGTTCTATCAACTCCGGCTTCCCTGACAGCAAGTTTCATCATGCGGCTTTTGGATTTGCGAAGCTGGGTAAGCTCTGTCAGAAACCTGTCTTTCTGAGCCTTTGTAGCTTCCGGGCTATCAAGCCTTTGCTTGGCTGATGCAATCCGTTCATCGATTGCATCAAGCTGCAGCTGACGACTCTTGCTGATAGGCAGCAAGGGCGCATCGTTATCGCCATACTCGATTGTGTAATTACCAAACTTCTCAGGAAGCGTGCCTTTGCCACGATAGATTTCGTTGCGCATGGCTTGGGACTTCTTGGCAGAGTTGTATGCGCCTCTGGCAACAGAGGGCGCAGAACCAAGAATGGTGCTGACAGCAGTGGTAGCTGCAAGGTTCAGCCCTGTCTCTGTAAAGGTATTGGTTTTATCAAACGGCGCACGCATGGCCTCAGTTACAAGGCCGGTAGCAAAGCCACCACGCGCACTGGCAGCTGCTGCCTGCCGCACAGTCATACCGCCTTTGGCCATCAGGCCAAGCTGCCCCCATACCGGAACTGCAAAGGCAACATTCAGCGGGTCAACAAGGCTGGCAACCCACATGCCACCAGACCAGAATCCAGCCTCCTCTAAAGTGTCCTTGGTCTGCAAGCGGGCATCAATATCTTGCTTGATAAAAGCCAGATGTTCTTCATCTTTGGCTCTGGCAAGCTCGTTCAGATATTCCTCATATCCATTACGCCGGTCCTCAGTAAACGGATCAAAGGACGGATCATAGCTGCGCTCGCCAAAGCGGGCTTCTTCAGCAACCCGGTCAATAAGCGGGCTGTACTGATAAGCAAAGGTAGCTTTGAACGCCTCCATGAAAGGAACGCCGGGTGGCTGATTGCTGACCGGCCCGATATCAAGC